ATTTACGACAAATATTCAGATGTATATCGTTTTGTTCCTTTGAATGGAGATATTGCTGGTCTTTGTGCTAACACTGATGGTGTTGCTGATCCTTGGTTCTCTCCTGCTGGATTTAATCGTGGAAATATTCGTGGTGCAATTAAATTGTCTTATAATCCAAATTCAAGTCAAAGAGATTCTTTATATAGAAATAGAGTTAATCCTGTTATCAATTTCCCAGGCCAAGGTGTGGTTCTGTTTGGTGACAAGACTGCTCTTACAAAACCAAGTGCATTTGATCGTATCAATGTTCGTAGGTTGTTCTTGGTTCTTGAAAAGGCAATTGCAACCGCAGCTAAGTTTCAACTATTTGAGTTCAATGATGAATTTACAAGAGCTCAATTCCGTAACTTAGTAGAACCTTTCTTGAGGGATGTTCAAGGTCGCCGTGGTATCACTGACTTTAAGGTAGTCGCTGACGCAACAAACAACACAGGCGAAGTTATTGATCGTAATGAGTTTATTGGTGATATTTACATCAAACCAGCTCGTTCTATTAACTTTATTACCCTAAACTTTATCGCAACTCGTACAGGGGTTGCCTTTAGCGAGGTAGGAGGTTAATCATGGCTAATATAGATGACTTTAAAGCTAACTTAATCGGTGGTGGTGCAAGAGCTAACCAATACAGGGTTACTATTACTCCCCCACCCGGCATTGCAATTGGACTTGATGTTCGTAGAACTTCATTTCTAGTAACTGCTTCTAATTTGCCCGCTTCAACATTGGGTGAAATTCCTGTTCCTTTTCGTGGAAGAAACATTTATGTATCTGGTGATCGTCCAGCTCCAGAGCCTTGGTCTACTACCTTCATGAATGATACTGACTTCATGATTAGAAATGCAATGGAAAGATGGCAGAATGGTATCAACGATTATGCAAATAATACTGGTGCTGTAGCTCCTGCTGATTATCAAACTGATTTGACTGTAGAACAGTTGGATCGGGATGAAACTGTATTGAAGAGTTATATCTTCAGAGCAGCATATCCATTGACAGTTGGTACGATTGAACTAACAAATGCTGAAGCAACTGAGATTGAAACTTTTGAAGTAACTTGGCGATATCAGCACTTTGAACCTTCTGGAGTTTCGTTCTAATTTACCTACTAAATAGAACGTAGGAGAAATATAGAATGGCTGAACTTTTCGGGTTCCGTATAGAAAGACCAAAAAAAGCAGAGGGTAGTGTATCATCATTCACTACCCCTACTGCTGACGACGGCACACTTGATATTGCTGGCGGTGGTTTTTTTGGACAAGTTTTAGATACTGATGGCAGAGAGAAAACTGATTTAGATTTAATCAGGCGATATCGTGATATCGCACAACAACCTGAGTGTGATACTGCAATTGAAGATATTATCAATGAAGGTATCGTTTCAAATGAGGACGATCAAGCAGTACAAATTACTCTTGATCGTTTACCTTATCCAGATAAAATAAAAAGAAGAATAAGAGAAGAGTTTGGGGAAGTATTGCGGCTCCTTCATTTTGAGCAGAAGGGTCATGATATTTTTAGGCGTTGGTATGTCGATGGTAGATTATTTTATCATAAGATTATTGACACTAAAAATCCAAAACAGGGTATTATAGAACTTAGGTATATAGACCCAACAAAAATAAGAAAAGTTCGTCAAGTTAAAAAAGCTAAGAGTAATAAAACTGGTGTTGATATGATTGATGCCGTTGATGAATATTATCTTTATAATGAAAAAGGTTTGTCTTCTTCTGGAACAGGCGGTGGTGGTTCTGGTTTGAAGATAGCTCCAGATGCAATATCATATGCACCATCTGGCTCAGTTGATGGTAACTCTGGTAGAGTTTTATCATACTTACATAAAGCAATTAAACCTGTCAATCAATTACGTATGATCGAAGATGCTCTTGTTATCTATCGTATATCACGAGCTCCAGAAAGACGTATCTTTTATATTGATGTTGGTAATCTTCCAAAGATTAAAGCAGAACAATATCTCAAAGATGTTATGAATCGTTATCGTAACAAATTGGTATATGATGCATCTACTGGAGAAATCCGTGATGACCGAAATCATATGTCAATGTTAGAAGATTTTTGGTTGCCTCGCCGTGAAGGTGGTAGAGGTACAGAGATCACTACTTTGCCGGGCGGTTCTAATCTTGGTGAAATTGATGATATTACTTATTTCCAAAAGAAACTTTATAAGTCTTTGAATGTTCCCATCTCTCGTATGGATTCTGAAGCAGGGTTTTCTTTAGGAAGAGCTTCTGAAATAACAAGAGATGAACTTAAATTCTCTAAGTTTGTGCAACGTATTCGTAAGAAGTTTGTACCTTTATTTACAGACATTCTTAAAACACAACTTCTATTAAAGGGTGTTATTGCTCCAGAAGATTGGGCTACGATGCAAGAGCATATTCAATATGACTTTCTACAAGATGGTCACTTTGCAGAGCTTAAAGATGCAGAACTTCTTAATGATCGTATTCAAACACTTGATTCAATTCAATCATACATTGGTACATTCTTTAGTAAAGAATATGTACTGAAGAAAGTATTGCGTATGAATGATGCAGAGATTGCAGAAATGAATGATCAGATTAAGAAAGAGCTTACTATTGATCCATTAGATGGCGGTATAAGTATACCAGATGGTGGTGATGGAATTACACGTTACCCACAAGATGGTAGCGGTGGTGTTGTATCACCAGATCAAATGCCAGATTATGAAGAACCAGAAAAAGAACAAGGAAAATTTTAATGAGTAGAGAATTTGTAGACGCAATTTCATCAGGAAATAACATAGGCGCAGAAGAAGTATTTAAATCTACTGTGGGTGCAAAAGTTGGTGATGCTTTAGAAATAAAAAGAAAAGATTTAGCAAACACTTTTGTAAAAACTATGTCAACAGAGCCAGAGGGAATTGATGACTCAGAAGTTTAGTGGAGTGTATACATCCGTAATAGAGAAGGATGAACACAAAAAATCCAAGGAATATAAGAAACTTTCACCTAAGATGAAAGATGCTATAGATATTATATTTCAAAAAATGGATTCTAAACCTTCAGATTTCCTAAATAGTTTTGAAAAAAGTATAAAAGAAGTATCAAAAAAATTTAAAGTTTCTGAAAAAGAACTTTTAGGTTATTTTGAGAAAGAAATGTTATCAATTTAAGGAGTAGATAATGGCCTTTGCTACACGAACACTCAGAGATACAGTTGTTGGAACCGCTGGAGATGGTGGTACTGTTACTATCTTAGTTAATATAGCTAATGATACAACTACAACCAATGCTATTTTAGATGCAAGCGCTTTATCTGGTCATGCCAATGGTGCAAAATTGCACATAAAAAGAGTTTGGTGGGGATTAGTTCAAGGTACTGCTGATGATAATACTGGCCATGTTAAAATTATTGAACAAGGCGATACAGATGTTACATTGATGGATTTAGCAGGAAGTGGATACTATGACGGTTCTGCCGGATTAATTGAATCTGCTGCAACAAATACTGGTGCAACTTCTGGTGATATGGAATTAGCTTGTCTTGGTACATCTGGTTTTGTAATGATTGAATTCAAAAAAGACGAAAATTACGCTTAAGGATTATTCAAATGAACACAGTTAAATTATTTTCAGAATCAGTAGAAGAAGTAGAATACATCACTGAGGCTAAAGAAGACGGTTCTAAGAGTTACAAAATTCGCGGTATTTTTATGCAAGCTGACATAAAGAACCGCAACGGACGGGTATATCCTATGGAAATACTTGAGAATGAGGTTGGGAAGTATAATAAGAACTTTATTAAAGAGAAACGGGCATTTGGGGAACTAGGTCATCCAGAGGGGCCAACGGTCAATCTGGAAAGAGTATCACATATGATTACATCTTTGACGCCTGACGGAAAGAATTTTATTGGCGAAGCTAAAATAATGGACACACCTATGGGTAAGATAGTTAAAAATTTAATGGATGAGGGTGCAAAACTAGGTGTTTCTTCTAGAGGTATGGGAAGTTTGGAATCAAAAGGCGGAGCTAATTACGTAAGAGATGATTTTTATCTCGCAACAGCTGCAGACATCGTAGCAGACCCATCTGCTCCTAATGCTTTCGTAGAAGGTATTATGGAGGGAAAAGAGTGGGTTTGGAATAATGGATCACTTATTGAAGCACAGTTGCAAGGTATGAAAAAGAAATTTGATGTTAAATCACATCAACGGCAGGCAAAGGTGGAAGCACTGGAGTTTGCAAAATTCCTCAAGATGTTATAACTTATAAATATTAATTACAAAACAAGGAGACACCCTAATGTCCGAATTAGAACAAACAATTGAAGAACTTGAAGCAGAAGTTCTGGCAGAGCTTGAAGAAGCTGAAGACCCTACGAAAAAGGGTGCTGCTCCTGCTGAAAAGTCTAATATGAAAAACGATGCAGAAGACACAGGCGCACCTGTTGTTGACCCAGAACAAAAAGATGCTCCAGCAAAGAAAGTCGCTGCAAAAGCAAAAGAAGTTTCTGGTGATCCATCACAAAAAGGCGAAGGAAAACCAATGAAACCAGAAAAACTTGCCGCTAGTCACGTTCCAGAGGAAGGTGAAGAGTTGGAAGAAGCCAAAATGTCAAAAGAGATGTTAAAGATGGCCATGCAGAAGAAGATGGAAGGCATGAAAGCCGTTGATCTTAAAGCTGCATATGAAGCAATGATGAAAGATGGTTATCACGAAGAAGCAGAAGAGGTTGGAGAAGAAGTTTCAGCTGAAAAGAAAGAAGCAATCGATGCTCGTATCAAAGACCTAGACGTTAAAGAAGACGTTAGTGCTCTTATGAGTGGAGAAGACCTTTCTGAAGAATTTAAGACAAAAGCAGCAACTGTTTTTGAAGCTGCAATTAAATCAAAGTTACGTTCAGAAATTGATCGTATCCATGAAGAAGTAACTAGTGAAAAAGAAACAGAACAAGAAACCTTCAAAGAAGAGTTGACTGAGAAGGTTGATACATATCTCAACTACGTTGTAGAGGAATGGACTAAGGAAAATGAGTTGGCAATTGAGCGCGGTTTAAAGGGCGAAATTGCAGAAGACTTCATTTCTGGACTGAAACAGTTGTTTGAGGATCACTATATTGACGTTCCAGACGAAAAGTATGACGTTTTGGAAGCACAGTCTGAAAAAATTGCAGAATTAGAAGAGAAATTAAATGAGTCAATTCAGAAGAATGTTGAAATGACAGAAGATAATTCTCTATTAGTTCGTGAGCAAGTCTTTACTGATGTTTCAGAAGATTTAGCTCAAACAGAAATTGAGAAGTTCAAAAGTCTTGTAGAAGATGTTGACTTTACAGATGAAGGGTCTTTCCGTGAAAAACTCTCCACTCTGAAAGAAAGTTATTTCCCTAAAGTTAAGCCTGCTACAAGGGCACGAGCAATAGATGATGAAGATGGTGGCACCGCACAGGACATTGATACGACAGATAGTATGCGAAAGTATATGTCTGCTATCAGTCGTGATCAAAAGGCGAGTGCATAAGTTAATATAATTAAAAAGATGTAAATAATAAAGGAGAAACTAATGTTTCAGACAGAACATCTACAAGAAAAGTGGCAGCCAGTCCTAGAACATCCTGATCTTAATAAGATTGATGATTCTTACAAGCGGGCAGTTACTACTCTCATCTTAGAGAACCAAGAAAAAGCAATGCGAGAAGATTCTAATTTTCTTTCAGAAGCTGCACCAACTAACAGCACTGGTGGACAAGTATCAAATTGGGATCCGATTCTAATTTCTCTAGTTCGCCGTGCAATGCCAAACCTCATTGCTTATGATGTTTGTGGTGTTCAACCAATGACTGGGCCAACCGGCTTGATCTTTGCAATGCGTGCTAAAGCAGCATCTTCTGATGGTGCAGAATTGTTGGTAGATGAGCCAGACACAGGACTTTCCAATGATGACGCTGCTGGTGATTTAACATCATCTGCAATGACAGGTTCTAACCCAAAGTTGTTAAACGACAGTCCAGCTGGTATCTACTTGTCACCAACTGGTATGACTACAGCACAAGGTGAGGCCCTTGGTGATGCATCTGCAAACTCTTTTGCAGAGATGGCATTCAGCATCGAGAAAACAACTGTTACTGCTGTTTCTCGCGCACTTAAAGCTGAGTACACAATGGAACTTGCTCAAGACCTTAAAGCAATTCATGGTTTAGACGCAGAAACAGAATTGGCAAATATGTTGTCAACTGAAATTCTTGCTGAAATCAACCGTGAAGTTGTTCGTTCACTTTACATCACGGCCGTGCCGGGTGCTCAAGTTAACACAACAACTGCTGGTACTTTCGATCTTGACACCGACTCTAATGGTCGTTGGTCAGTTGAGAAGTTTAAAGGTTTGATGTTCCAAATCGAGCGTGATGCTAATGCGATTGGTCAACAGACTCGTCGTGGAAAAGGTAACATGATTATCTGTTCAGCTGATGTTGCTTCTGCACTTCAGATGGCTGGTGTTCTTGATTACACTCCTGCTCTTAACAACAACTTGAATGTTGATGATACATCCACCACATTTGCTGGTGTTATGAATGGTCGCTTCAAGGTTTATGTTGATCCATATTCTGCAAACGTAGCTGCTAATCAGTACTATGTTGCTGGATATAAAGGTACTTCACCTTACGATGCTGGTTTCTTCTACTGCCCATACGTTCCATTACAGATGGTTCGTGCAGTTGGTGAAAACACATTCCAACCAAAAATTGGATTTAAGACACGTTACGGAATGGCCGCTAACCCATTTGCAGCTGCTGGTGCAGCTTCTGCTGGTTTCCCTGCTTCTGGTCTTAACTCTGATGCATCAATTGATGCAAACGTGAACTCCTACTATCGTCGCGTTAAAGTTAACAACCTTATGTAAGATAAGGAATACTATAAAACTGGGGGAGCTTTCGGGCTCCCCTTTTTTTTGTTATAAATAGTATTAGAGGTAAATAAATGGCAAGTGTAAAAAGACAACCAGATAAATTAGATTACGCAAGTCCTACTCAATTTAGGTTTGGTATTCACCAGTTACCAAAAGTGGAGTTCTTTTCAACTGCAGCTACTATACCAGCAATTGCGTTATCTGATGTAATAGTACCTACAGCATTTAAATCAATTCCAATGATGGGTGATCAACTTACATATGATAATCTTGCAATATCTTTTATTGTTGATGAATACCTTGAAAACTATTTAAGTATTCACGAATGGATGACTGCCATTGGTTTTCCTAAAAACAGAACACAGTTTAGTCAATTTAAATCAAATACATCCAACACACCTTCAACTGCATCAAGCCCAAGTAATGATATTGGTGATGTTCAGAAACCAACTTCTTCAAACGCATTATTTTCTGATGCAACACTTACTATTTTATCAAACAAAAATAATCCAATCGTAAATGTATTTTTCAGAGATTTGTATCCAGTTGCAATGACAGGATTATCTTACAATCAAGGCGCAACAGATGTTGAATATTTAACAGCAGAAATTACATTTGCATATCAACTTTATGAAATTGAGACAATTAGTTGATATAAATAACTACGAGCAGAGATTTGATATGCTAGAGTATATTATCAAATCTTAGACTTAATGATCTAGTGACTACTCGTTGCAACTCACTAGGGTCAATATAATCAAAAGAGAGTAATCAAACTCTGCTCAATTTTTTTAAGAAAGTATATAATGACATTAGACGAATTGAAGACACAAGCATCCACAGACCTACCTATTACTGATCAAGAACATTTAGATCAAGAATCTTACAGAAACCAAGAACTTAAATCAAAATGGCTAGACTATAAAACGCGATATGAACTTTTGCTCGTAAGAAATAAAGGTGACTATCAAAAATTATATAGAGCTAAGTGGGAGTACTATGGTGGTAAATCAGATGCAAAAATTTATGCAACAAAACCATTTGATTTAAAAGTTCTTAAAACTGATCTTGCAATGTACATAAACTCAGACGATGATATTATAGCTCTTGGTGCAAAAATAAGTTATCTAGAAATTGTTATAAAATTTATTGATGGTGTTATTAAATCCATTGATAATCGTGGATGGGA